GTAGGTACGTCACGTTGCTACGAATTTTCCTCTGTTTCACGAGAGGGACTGCTTAAACAAGTTGAAATTTAATCACTCAGGTCGGAGGTGTTGACCTGTTTGTAAAATAGTTGTATAATCTGTTAAAAAAACCCCTAAGCCAATATATACCAGTGACCAGCACAGTTTACAACTTACGTTGTGGTATATATCGGTTTAAGCAGGGCAATAAGAAGGGAGGAAGGAATGTGTAGACCTATGCACATGATAGCGTGTTAGTTAACACTAACTGGGGATTATCGTCCAGTGCTGGATTAACTCAGCATTTCTATCACCATAAGTATAAACTACACACCCCCTGACAGGGTAATTACTACCTGTCACTATAAGCGTCTATAAAATATCAAGTTTAGTACATGCACTTAATTTTAAATGTGGTGTATATTATTTGTTGCACTCCACTTTACCTTGATATTTACGACCACTAATCGTCTTACGTCTTCACGAATTGACTGATGTCTCTCCCCATAGTATTTACCTGCCTCCACTACCACGTTAACGTATCTGAGCACATCTTACTCTTCTCATAGTCGTGATGCTCTAAGTTGTGGGTCTATGCTTCATAAGCAGGATTAAATGTCTTAATAAAAAAATAAACCCTAGCACTACTCGGGTTTAACATCAATGACCTACCCTTTTGAGGTAGTTAGCACACGTAGTCGAAAAACTACTTCATTGACTTTGCCATACTATGATAGACTGCATAGTAACAGAATAAGATATAATCGTTCTACTCTCACATCATCTTATCGGCCAATAAGATTCAGATAAAGTGTTGTATCAATTATGCTGGCACATAAAATCAACAACCCCTTGCGGGATACAGAGCATATTGCTACACTCTGATTAGGCACTTCCGATTATACCATAAGTATTTAGGTTTTACAACCCTTATCCAGTTCGTTTTTTAGGTGAACATAGCATTTTACGTTTTATCAGGATAACTACTCAAATCCCTGATTTTATAAGCAACCACATACGGTTTACAGACCGTACTCTTTACTTATAATACTGATAGTTTTAGAACCCTGTAAGGTCTTTGTACTATCCACCCTTGTGTGCAACTGCTCCCCCTACAAGAAGGGTACTATTTACACGGTGTTTTGTCTATTTCACACTACAGTTCAACATCTGTAGTTTTAATTCCCGACAACATGGGAATACACATTCTATAGGACACTAATACTTAGATAAACTAAGATATAAGCCACGGCATGTGTTAAGCGTTGTATGGATTCTCACCATTCTAATGGACAGAGCAGATTCTAAAGGCTTAAGTCAAAGCTTATCTTTTCAAGAGTCTGGGTGCATATTGCAATATGCGTCTGCCAAGAAATTCATTCCATATAGTCTAGATTCTATACAGTCTAAGGGTTTCTATAAAACCTTATGCTATTTGTTAATCAGTTGGCTCTAATTTGGGCACTAATACTGGTAACAAACAGTAATACCGAGATGTTTATAAGATTGCCATTTTTAATCGCAGGCTCACGCTTAAGCACTCAAAAGATGTATTTGGGGTTTGATAGGTATACATCTTACTAACCTATTGGTTAAGCAGTTTTATAACTTGCTTAGGTTTATGTGCGATTAAAATACCGCACTATCCGCAGGAAGAGGAACATCCTCTACTACGGTCGATGGTGCGTCAACTGCACCATTAACTACAATGTTGTGTCCTGATTGACGAAACACTGTGCTGATTAACTCATTCTTAAGCACTACAGTAGTGTAAGAAGCCGCAGTAGTATCGCCAATAGAATATGGCTCAACTGTACGAGTAACGAACTCGCCTGGAACTTGCTTACCTACCCAGCTCTTAAGTTGAGCAGGAGAAGGGCCACGCCATACAGCATTGCCCGCACTGTCCTTTTGTTGTTGCATTACACGAGTACGTGTCACAGCAAAAGGATTAAATGGGTCTGCAAACTCTGCAATAAAATACCCACGACCATCACTGGTCTGATTAAGCTTACCATTAACACCGTCTTCGGCATCAATTACAGGTTTGCTTGGGTTAGTAGAAAGTCGTAATGACTTAAGTACTAAACTTGAATTGTTTTCAATTACGTCCATTTTTTAGATTGGTTTTAGTTAGTGGACTCCGAAAATTAAACACAAAGAAATGTATACCTACGACTCTAACGCCAAGGTCAAACTCACCACAAGGGCAGAATTGACAGTATACATAAAACACGACAAGAGGTATGTAACGCTATAATGTACTAATTACAGAACAAAACAACACACCAAAAAGCTATGACAATGGTATCGTAAACACCTAGCACACACTAGCGCACATCTCTCATCGCATCCTGTTATCCAGTTGCTTGATTTTTTCAAGCCGTAGCCACTCCGCACCGCCTCCTCCCCGCCCCACATTGCCTCTAATATTTGTAAAATAGTGCGGTGCGGGGCGGAATGAAGCGCGTAGCCTAAAATAGTTGTAGGCGGAGCGGTTTTTATGTTGCTACCCATTACGAGTAGCAACCAGAATCATAATTTCGTACCCAAATACCGTCAGGACTAGGTAGGAGTCTAATTTTATTCTGCAAGTTGTTATCAAGTTGTTTGATTTTTTAAAGCCAAAGAGCTGTGACTGCAATCACATAAACATACTCATGTATGCACTCCGAAGCCTTTCGACCTCTACAACCGCACCTAGCTCGCAATGTTTCCATTACGCATCTCATTCCGTGCCTGAAATGATTCTTTCTCCCTTAATGAGTGTATCGTTGTCTGTTAGCTCATCAAAGTGTGTGTTAAAAACACCTCAGCTCCGAAGAGCCAAGGTGTGTGTTCTGTTGCCAAGCTTGTTATAGCTCCGAATCCGCCTCACGGCTTTTCAAGGTCAGCTACCTATCACGACTTGTTGCGGTACGCAAAGTCAGCAGCACAAAACCACAACTGAGTCCCTATTTTCATAGACTCCAGTTGCTCCCTGTTAAAAGGATTACGGATTGTGTGTTTGATAGGCTGCCGAGCATCGACCACGCCTGCAGGAGGAGCTTGACCCTGTATAAGGTCAACAACTACAAAAGGCTTAGGCTCCGAACTGCGCGTTAAACGCACTACGGTTTCCTCAGTCTTTGTGTTATCCTCTGCATAGAACGCAGTGATGCTATAGACACCATCTGTCATAGCAAATTCTCATCAAGTTGATTTGACTTTTTCAAGTTAAGGGGCGAAGCCCCGCATTATGCGGAGCCTCTATCCCTGTTAGTAATTTTGCTCAGGATCATCAACGTGGTTAGCGTCAGGTTCTGGTATTGGTTCTTCAATTAAGAACGCATCAGATTGCAACATACTCTCCATTCTAGACTGCAATCTGTAGCCTCTCTCTTCCGTAATTTCTTCAACGGCTTTGGAGAGTTGGTTTAATTTGTCCTTAACCATCTTGTTGCGAACCTCTTGTGCGATGAACATTGAGAGAGCATCTTTTTGCTCTTCAGTGAACTTTATTCTTGTGGACTCTTTTTTAGAGCTGTTGGTCCCAGCTTTGTGGCTTATGTTTGCCATGGCTATGTTGTTTTAGTTAGCAATGCATTATCAAGCTGATTGACTTTTTAAAGCCAAAAGAGCATTGGCGTTAGCCAACACTCTTATCACTCACATTAGATGCGGTCACGTCTCCAGGTGTTAACCCACACCTCCGCCTCTTCATCATCCATTACGAGGGCAATAAATATACTTGCAAGTAATGCAATGCCATTCGCAATCAATGCAGGCGCAGTACGCATACCCTCAACCCAACCAAATCCTCCGACTGATGCTAACCAGAAGAAGGTTACTACTACTGTTGGCAATGCCAACAAAAATCCAATTAAACAGAGCTTATTCATATCGTATGTTTTAGTTAATTAAGCACTACACCATACAGTTGTATTGACTATTTAAAGCAGCAAGCGCAGCGCGCAGGTGTACGTGTAGTACACATCAACATGACATCACACGTCAGTGTGATACCAATGAGCGCAGCGCAGTGCAAAATCTCTATGTTAATAGAGAGATTTTCACAAGCGAAGCGAACGCTTGATCTTTCAAGCGAGCGAGCGCAGCGAGCATGTTTTCTTTTTTCGTTGGCGGGGGTATTTTCTTTTTAATTTCAATAGTGGGAAGTTTTATTATAGTGGATCACGACCCCGATTACATGGGGGGTTTTTATTATCGCCATATAAATTACCAGGGCTTCTCAATGTAAAAATTTTTTGTGGAATTTTTTTTCTAGCTTTGTACCACTCAATCTCTGAGGACACCCCACCAAGAAAAACAATGACATGACGTGGGGCCACTACGTCCAATGTACGCGAAACAGCGTACAGAACTGCAGATCACTGCAGAAAAAGTCTAGGTGCTTCTTGCTTGCAAGTTTTGGGGAATAAAACTCTTGGGAGGGGATAAGAGTTATTGTATATCTTTGTATAAAATACAAAGAATGAACAATATAGCTCTTACCCTACTAAAATCTTATCTACCATACTTACTGTCATTTCTATTAGGTGTCGTTGTTGCCTGGAAAGGATGTGGAGGAGGAGGAAAGGTAGTAACCGAGACTGTGGAAGTAGAGACTCCAGTATATGTTACTGAATATGTAGATAAATGGAAAACCGATACTGTGCGGTATGTAAACACACGTATCGTAAATGTCTACGACACTGTAACTAATAATATACTTACTATAGATACTATATATAATGTAGATACTATATCTATTGTAGAAGCNTGGTTAACAGAGGTAAATAAATATGATACATTGATATCATTTACAGATGGCTCTGTGTCTCTCAAATGGCAGAACTATCAGAATAGATCAGAGGGGCTTTTTGTTTCACATGCTTTAAAAAAGAAACCTCGGCCCTCCTACTCCTTAGGAGTTCATGGAAATGTAGGGCTAAATACTGACTTTAAAAGATCTTATACTCCTTTATTTGGCATAGGAGCAAATATAAAAGCAAATAAAATTTATTTTGGTCCTAACTATAGTTATGATGGAAGGCACTACATACATTTACATCTAGGAGCTACCATTTTAGAGTTTTAATTAAGAATGCTTATATTTGCGCTATATAGTATAAGAAATGAAAAGACTTAAGAAAGAAAATCTACGAAAGAAGGAGTTTTTCCCTAAATATCTTAGGTTAGTTAATGTAATATTACCTGAACCTCTTACACAAAGAGAGATAGATGTGTTAGCAGCATTTATGCAGCTAGAAGGAGACTTAGTAAAAGAGGACAGGTTTGGTACACAAGCAAGAAGCGTAGTAAGAAAGAAGTTTGGATTTAAAACATATTCTAATCTAGATAATTATATTAGATTCTTTAAGAAAAAAGGCGTTATACAAACTTCGCCTGTTACTGGTAAACTTGTATTAAGTCCTAAATTAGCTATCCCTGAAAAAGAGTCAAAGGTTGAACTTACGTTTGCTTTTAACTTTAAAGATTAGTGGGCGATATCTCTAAGATATATGAAGAAATAAGCGAAGAAACTGGTCTTCCTGTGCCTTTAATAAGACATATAGTACAGCACCAGTTTTCTTTCGTTAGAAAAACTATGCAAAATGGTTTGCTAGACAATATTTTATTACATAACTTTGGTTCATTCAAAGTAAAAAAAGGAAGAGTAGATTTTCTTATAAGATCTTTGATAAAGAAAATACGAAAAGGCACACTTGATTATGAGAAAGGAGTAGAAGAAATTAGAAAGCTATGGAAAATACGCAAGAAAAAGTAAGAAAAGGAATAGCATACTATGAGGGAGAGGTGCATGGTTTAAATAATCAACTAGAAGAGTTAGTAATTGATTACGATAATGAAGATCAGAATGTATATCTTACTGATGATACTACAATAGAGATATTGAATATAACTAAAAAAATTCGTAATCGCCAACAAATTATAGATCAACTTAAAATAATATTAAAAAAATGAACGGTCCAACAGAAAAAGAATTAGCAGAGAATATTATAATCTCTCCTGAGCAAGCAGAAGCAATGGAATTTCAAAAGAGATCTAGCTTTGCAGAGCTTAAAGTTAGAAAATGCCACATTATAATCAATGCTCTTGCAATAGGAGGGGAATATGTAAAGCCTTTGTTTGAAGAAAAAGAAAGACAAGAGCTTCAAACTAAATTGGCAACAATTTTAAAATCTCTATAATGAGCGAAGATAATACTCTCGAAGGCCACCAGCGAAATGTTGATGTCCGTAAAGGAATACAAAGAACTTTTTGTAAAACATGCAAAACATGTCCTTCTGTTTCTATTCATGAAGATCTTGAGAATGTTATTCTTGGAGGAAGAGAAGAGGGGTACACAGTATGGAAAAAGGGCCATTTTAAAGACATGGTAGAAGATATAAAGGCTGGCGTATTCGATAAATTTATTGAAGATGGGGACATTTAAAAATATTAAAGACGGCTGGACAAACTATATAAAAGCTTGTCAAGATGCGGCAGGTATTCCTGAAGATATTCAAAAACTAGCAGACAAAAGATCTGAAATTTGTAAAGAGTGTCCTTTTTTAGAAAAATCTGGTCTTTTTAGGTTTATAAACCGATTAGTTCCAGGAGATGCTCCTGGAGACCCTAAAAAAGTTGTAAAATCTAAGTTTTCTGTCTCTCCTGAGACAGCGAGAGCACTTTCAAAAGAAAATGTTTACGAAGGTTATAAATGCGGTAAGTGTGGGTGCGCTTTTCCAGCTAATGTATATGCACCTAATAAAATATGCCCAGAAGGAAAATGGTAGATAAAGTAAAATTAGTCAAAGACAATATTTTGGTATTTATAAAATTACCAAGCAATGAAACTGAAGGAGGAATTGTCTTAAATAAAGAAACTGCAAGAGAACTCCAAGAAACTATTACAGGAAAAGTCTTACATATAGGCCCTGATGTTAAAGACTTTGCAGTAGGAGATACAATTCTTTTACCTCCACATGGCCACACTGCAGTGGCTATAGACAAAGAAGTTTATCATATTTTTAGAGAAACTAGCTTGTTTGGTAAAATAGAAAAGTAATGTCTGAGGATATTTCTAAAAATATGGTTACGGTTACAATGTCTGGCAAAAAATCTGCAGTATTGGCAACTATAAAGGCATTTTTTGGAGAAGAAACCCTTTGGAAAATGGCAGAAGACGAAATATCGGGTAGACCTGATACTTTTGTAGGCATATTTACTTTTTATATCTCAGATGAGTCTATAAAAATAGAACTAGACGAAGATGAAGCTATTTGACCTCAAGGCAAGAGTTGTAGTGGTGTCTCCTGAGGCTCTTTTGATCCCAGAATTTAAAGATTTATGGAACAGAGACAAGTCAAAAGACAGATTAAAGGCACATAGAGAATTATCCTACGTGTATTTTATATCTGACTATAAATCACCTTATAGATCATCTTTAACTGAAGACAAACTTCATGAAGTAGTTGCAAAAGACTTTATGAAAGATTCAGAGTACAAAGCTTGCGCTAAAGTTCTTGCTGCAATTGACAAATACAAAGAGCTGCAAAAAACACCATCAATGTTACTACTAGATGCATCAGTACAAACTGTGCATAAGCTTATTAACTATCTTCAAGAGATAGATCTCACTGAAAGAGATAAAAGCGATAGGCCTATATATAAACCATCTGATGTAACTACTAGTCTTAAGAATATAGGCGGTATTGTAGAGTCTTTAGCTAAAGTAAGAGAAAGCGTAGAAAAAGAAGTATCAGAACAGGCTAGTCTACGAGGCCAACGTAAAAAAGGTAACAGAGAAGACCCATGAAATTAAAAGTAATTCGCTATAGCAGCCAAGAAGATTCAACTAACGGTGCATTGTTTGTAGAAAATGATGACTTATCTTTAGATTTCTTATGCTATACTTTAGAAGATGAGTATAGAGAAGAAAAAGTAATGTCTGAAACGAGGATTCCGAAAGGAGAATACCAAATTAAACTCAGAAAAGAAGGTGGTTATAATGCTAGGTACACTGAAAGATTTCCTGATATGCATGTTGGTATGCTTCATATCATTGATGTTCCTAATTTTGAGTATATTCTTATACACATTGGAAACACTGCTGAGGATACTGGGGGATGTTTACTTGTTGGTGATTCGCAAGAAAATAACATTCTTAGGAAAAACGGGTTCATTGGAAGCTCTACCCAGGCGTATACAAGAATTTATCCAGAAATCAGCTCGAAGTTAGAGAATGGAGAAGAAGTTACTATTGAATATGTAGATTTAGCGTAATGAGACTGCAAGGAGAAAAAAAAGAAAAAGTAAAAATTAAAAGACGAGGTGTACACGCTAAATCTAAAACTTCCAACTCAAAATCTTCTAAGCATTACAAGAAGAAATATGTCGGACAAGGAAAATGAGATAAATGATCTTATAAAAGGAGAAGAATATTTAGAAGAAGCAATGTTTAATTGCTATCTTATTATAACTCAACAACTTACGCTAGGAGACTTAGAAGAGACAAGTGGGTTTTGGTTACCTGATGTAGAAGAGAATGATATTATAAAAGATATTTTTTCATATTATGAGAAGCAAGAAGATTATGAAAAGTGTCAAGACATAAAAGAACAGCTTGATCTTTTTGGAAAAAGAAGAGTTTTAAATAGACTAAATGGGGAAGATTATAACGTCTGAAAATTGGAACAAGTTAAATCCTACTATAATCAGCCCTGTAAGACACACAGGTCAACAATATCTTAAGTTTATAAACACTGAAATATTCAGTGAGTCTGCAAAACATTACTTAAAGCATAAAGTATACACCTTCGCGCCTGAAGGAACCTCCGAACACATAGAGTTTTGGGATGAAGAAGAGCGAAGATGCAAAGAGGGGTACTCAGTAGGGGGAACTCGCATTACAGGCGAGCACTATGCGTACCTAAACTATGGTAGAATACTAGCTACTGTAGATGACGGTAAACGTCAAAGAAAAATAGACACATTTCCTAAGTTTCTAGACATGGACTACTACTGGTACCATGAATTAGAAGAAGCTGAAAAGAATGGCCAGGGAATGATAGTCGTTAAGGCTAGACGTAAAGGGTTCTCTTATAAGAATGCGTTCGGAATGGCCTGGAAGTATCACTGGTGGCCGCATTCTATATCTATTCTAGCTGCATACGAAAAAACATTCTGGGCTAACACTATGGAGATGGCTAAGAATATGATAAACTTTATAAATGAAAATACCGACTGGGTTAAAGGTTCATTAATAGATAGACAAGATCATATTAAAGCAGGCTATGTAGAGAAGGATATATACTCAGGAGTAAACATTGCAAAAGGATTTAAATCTGAGATACTAGCGCTTAGTTTCAAAGACAGCCCTCAAAAATCAGTTGGGCGTACCGCAGAAAGAATGCTGTTCGAGGAAGCGGGTGACTGGCCTGGACTTATGCAGGCATATCAAAGATCTTATCCTCTTTTCAAGGACGGTAATATTATGATTGGAATTCCTATACTCTACGGTACGGGAGGAAACAGTAAAAACGGTACGAACGCAGATTTCGAGTCGATGTTCTATAATCCTTCGGCCTACGGCCTCAGGAGCTATGAGAATATATACGATGAAACAGCCATAGGAGAGGCTGGATGGTTTGTAGACGATGCCTGGTATCGAGAACCTTATATAGATAAGGCTGGTAACGCACTGAGGGACAAGGCTATAGAAGATATAGACTTAGAAAGGGAGGAGAAGAAAAAAGCAGACCCAAAGGCCTACAACATGATGGTCACCCAGCACCCGCACACACCTAAGGAGGCTTTCTTAAGAAGTGAAGGAGCTGTATTTCCTGCTATAGAATTATACAATGTATTATCTAAACTAAAAGCAGACGATAGATATAAAAAACTAGGCACACCTGGGACATTATTTGAAGAAGAAGGCAAGATTAGATTTAGACCTGATTTAGAGAATAAACTATACCCTATGAATAAGTATCCTCATAAATCAAATGAACCTCAAGTAGGGTGCCCCGTAGTGTACCAACATCCACCAGAGATAATACCTCATGGGCTCTATAAAATAGGGCTTGACCCAGTAGCTTTTGATAAATCAGGAAGTAAATCTTTAAATTCAGCTTATGTGTACAAAACATACCAAAAATTTGAATATGGATATGATGAAATTGTTGCGGAATACACGGGGAGGCCTGATAATATTGAGATTTATAACAGGAATCTCGAATTACTTTCGGAATACTTCGGAGGAGCAGAAATCATGTTTGAGAACGACAGAGGTGAAGTGTTGTCGTACTTCAAAAGACGTGGTAAAATGCACCTGCTCGCAAACCAACCAGACAACGTAATCTCAAAAGTAATTGAAAACTCATCTGTAGCACGAATTAAAGGGTGCCATATGAATGAACGTATGAAGGATGCAGGAGAGAAATTTATATTAAGATGGTTATGGACAGAAAGAGGTAAAAATGAAGACGGAACTAAGATCTATAATATGGACTTACTTCCAAGTCCAGGTTTAATTGAAGAGTTAATATCATATCATAGAGAAGGAAACTTTGACAGAGTTATGGGATTTATGCAATTAATGTTTAGTGTAGAAGAAGAGTTCGGTAGAGAAATAAAGAAAGAGCCATATAAAAGTGATCCAGCTAAGTATTTAGTTGACAATATGAACATATTGTATAAGAAAAGAAGATAATTTTCTCTATATTTGCAGATTAGGGAGTAATTTATATTATAATCATGGGAGAATATTCGTTTCCACAACAAAGACTTACCACTAAAGATAAGCTTAAGAATAAAAAAGCTTGGGGTAAGAATATGATAGATGAAATTGATAGGTATGACTCCCTTGGATATGACGGTAGAGAAAATATAGATAGAAAACGCGCCAACTATGACTTATTTAATGGCGTACTTACTACATCAGACTTTGAATATGTCTGTAAACCTTACGGAGAAGGTGTAGGCGAAATGCCTGCAGAAATGAGGCATTATGATATTATGTCTCCTAAGCTACGTGTTCTTTTTGGCGAAGAAATAAAAAGACCTTTTAACTTTAAAGCTATTGCTACAAACCCAGATGCAATAACAGAAAAAGAAAGAGAAAAGACTCGCTTAATTCAAGAATATCTTCAACAGCAAATCCAGGCGCGTATACAGCAAAAATTAATGGAGCAAGGCCTTCTAGAGCAAGGAGCACCCGAAGAAGCACAAGATCCTGAAGCAATGCAGCAAAAACAGCAGCAGATTCAGCAGATTCAACAGGCTATGACGCCTCCAGAAATTGACGAGTACATGAAAAGAGATTACCAAGCTACTAAAGAGATAGCAGGTAATCAAATGCTTACTTATTTAAAGCATAAACTAAGCATAAGAGAAAAGTTTAATAAAGGCTGGAAGCATGCCCTTATTGCAGGAGAAGAAGTGTACTGGGCAGGTATTGTAAATGATGAACCTGAGATAAGAGTTGTAAATCCTTTATACTTTGAGTATGATAAGGACCCAGATCTAGATTACATCCAAGACGGCCAATGGGCTAAGTATATTATGCGGATGACTCCAGGATCTGTAGTTGACAGCTTCGGAGAATACCTCTCTGAAAAAGAAATAAAAGACCTGTACACCGATTCTTCCTTAGGTGGCAGCTCCCATCCTCTAGGCTCTGACGAATTCGGATACGACTATGACGACAACCTATTTGACTCAACTTTCTCTATGGAGGGGGATGGTGAACGTCCCACAGAAGGGTCATCTTATATTAGGGTGGTCCACTGTGAGTGGCGGTCATTAAGAAAACTTGGATTTCTCAAGACTCTTAATGAAAACATGGAAGAAGAAGAGATTATTGTAGACGAAACCTACACTCTTAATAAAAAAGCAGGGGATATTGAATTAAAATGGGAATGGATTCCTGAAATATGGGAAGGAACTAAAATAGGTAAAGACTTGTATGTTAATATACAAGCTAAACCTAATCAATTTAAAGACCTTGATAATTTATACACTTGCAAGCTAGGGTATGTAGGCCTTGCTTATAATAATCTGAACTCTGCCTCTGTTTCTATGATAGACAGGATGAAGCCTTATCAGTATCTGTACAATATTATAATGTATAGGTTAGAATTAGATTTAGCGTCCGATAAAGGAAAGAAGTTTCTTGCCGACATTAATCAAATTCCATCTTCTCTAGGAATTGATATGGAAAAATGGCTTTACTATTTCGATGCAATGGGAGTTGCATGGGTAAACCCTAACGAAGAAGGGCAAAGAAATAAGCAAAGCAACTTTAATCAGTGGCAAGCTGTAGACCTTACAATGTCTCAAACTATACAGCAAAAAATTCAACTACTTGAATATCTAGAAGTACAATGTGGTGAAGTATCAGGTGTTACTAAGCAACGAGAAGGCCAAGTGGGCCCTAACGAATTAGTAGGAAACACTCAACAAGCTGTTGTACAATCTTCGCATATTACAGAAGAATGGTTTTACTTACACAATAGACTAAAGGCAAATGTTCTTGAGGCGCTTATAGACACAACTAAGGTCGCGTGGGCAGGCAAGTCTCTTCAGAAAATACAATATGTATTGGATGATATGACCACTCAAATGCTTACAGTAGATCCGCCAGATTTAGTAGAATCTAATTTTGGAATATTTGTTTCTGATTCTGCAAAAGATCAAGAAATTTACATGACTATGAAGCAACTTGCACATGCTGCTCTTCAAAATCAGCAAGCAGAACTATCAGATGTTATCAAAATGCTTACTACTGAATCTACTTCTGAAATTAAAGTTTTACTTGAGAAATCTGAAGATAGCAAGAGAAAAAGAGAAATGGAAATGCAACAGCAGCAACAACAAGCTCAAATGCAGCAAACACAAGCTCAGCAACAGATTGAAGCTCAAAAACTTGAAATGGAAAGATATAAAATTGACCAGGACAATGCCACTAAGATTGCTGTAGCAGAAATAAACTCTTTCCGTAATCAAATGGATCAAGATTCAAATGATAATGGAGTGCCTGACCAGCTAGAAATTGCAAAGCTTAAAATGGAAGCTGAAATGAATAAGCAAAAAGCAAACATAGAAACCCGAAAGCTTGATTTAAAAGAAAAAGAAGTTAAGCAAAAAGAAGCTATGGATGAGAAAAAGCGAAAGCACGAGAAAGAAGAAAAAGCGAAAGACAGAAAGGCTGCTGCAGCAAAAAAACCTTCCAAGTAGATGGTGCGATATAGCACCAAAAAAGTGTAACTGTAAAGATGGCTATTGCGAACTAGCAGGCAAAGACTTTAAAAAGGATGTATAATAATATACTAAATAATCTTATAAACGGATATGAAGACGGAGGAGAGACTGATCCACCTATGTCACATAGGGATAGTGTAGCGCATCAAGTTAACAAGATACTTCAATACGAACAATTACAAGGGGGGCCAGGAGGAAGACCTTTGCCTTCTTATTCGGACCCTAAGTATAAATCAATGCTTATGGATGATATTTTTCCAGAAGTAGATAAAATTATGCCTAATGCTTCTGCCATGGAAAAGGGAGAAGCAATGGATTATGTGTTTAATGCAGGATGGGATAAAAGTAATAAGAAAATAAAAAGAGATCCAAGGTCATATGCTTTGCAGGAGTATTATAGAAAATATTCTCCTTCTAACTTAGATAAAGATGGTAAATGGGCTGGCAGAAAAGGTGCGCCATATACTTTTGATGCTGAATATGACAGAACTATAGGTAAACTTCCTGAAAATGAAAGAAGAGTATTAATGAATAAAGGTAGAGATTGGTACTATCAAAACATTAATACAAAACCTGATGGCTCTCCTAGTGATAATTATAAAGACACTTGGTACGGTAGAATTTGGAATACAAATGATTTTTCTGAATTTAATCCTAATAATCCAAAATTTAGAGATGGAGGAGAAACAGACCCGCCTGTTAATAGTGTTTTTCCTTCTGAATATTTTCCTAGACAAATGTACAAAGAGTCTACTTTTAGACCAGAGGCTGTTTCCCCTAGAGGAGCTGAAGGATT